TAGACAGTAAACGCTTCATTTATTGTCCTATAATAACCTAAATATTCTTGCTTGTTTGTAAATGGATTATGGCATGATGCACAATATCCATTTCTATTTTTTACCTTTGAAACACCAATAGGCAAATTACCTCTTCTTGCATTGCCTTTAGTAAATAAGCTATTTACTTCGTTTGAAACTAAACAACAAGTCTCTGGCGAATAAGTTTTATTTCCTTTTATAATGATATCTTTGTCTACATTCCATTGTACTCCATTCAACCACTTATCAAAGTTCTCTTGGGAATGCAACCATTCATAGAAATTTTCAAATAACAACCATTTTTCGCAGACGCAACATTCATTATATGTACGATTTTTATTTCTGTATCTTTCATCATAGCATCTTTTCAACATATGAACCCAAGACACATATTCCTTAACTGGCTTTCGATTGATATGGGTTAGATATTTATTACCAGTAATTCCAACTCCGACAACAGAGGTCAAATAAGGATTTTTTACTTGTCCACATGAGAATGCTTGATAATTTGTGTGTACTTGCCCCTTATATTTATCTTGAAATTCTACAACAATATCATAACGACTATTAAATTCAATAATCCTCATTAAACAACCTTTGTTGTTAAAATTTTCTTCTCCAAGTTTACTAATTTCACCATTAGACATATCATTTATCTCCAATCTTCTGGAACAACACAATAACCAATATCCTTAAATCTGTTTGTTGAAAGGTCTATTTCAGACACAACAGAATATGCATCAGTATTGCCAAAGCGATTCTTTGCTATAAAGAACAACATATAATACTTCTCTTTATCCAATGTAAAAGGCAACTTAGTTTTACCTTCTATTCTAAAACATTTTAATTCATTCTTTTCATCCATGTATTCATCTGGTTCTACTCTGCGACAAAGCAATGAAACAGAGAAAACATCAACAACAGACTTACTCTGTCCTATATCCATATTAGTTAAATGTCTGTTTCTTAAAGAAGATTTTGATGTCTGCATACTCATAACCAAACAAACATTTAGACAAGCTGGCTTAATAAGGTCATACAACTTGACAGAAGACTTTAACATTTCTCTATACCCTTCTTCTTTTGAATCGCTCGATTCTTTAAAAGTATCAAGTATGAAATAGTCAATATCGAATAAATTCTTGTACTTCTTTATCAATTTTATAACGATATCTGTTGTATAGTGCTCTAATGGTATTACAATTAAATTGTGGTTTTTGTCTTGTTCCTCAAGCCAATCAGCAGCTTTATGGAGTGTTTCGAGGGTTTCTTTATCAAAATGACCATCTCTTAATTGTACTTTCTGTATAGGATGTTTTAAGATATTTGTACAACAATACAGCAAAAGTTCCTTTTTTACCTTTTTAACATCTTCTTCATTGATGAACATACAACATCTTTCATTGTGTTGTAACATTGAAGGCAGAATATAGTTGATAAGAATGGTTGATTTACCTGCACCTGACGGAGCTGTTAAAGAATAAATATTCCCTCTTTTTAACCCGCCTATTTCTTTGTTTAACAAATCTGCGCAAATAGGAAGTCCTATATTGTCTCCTGCATTAAGGTCATCTACCAATTCGTGCAATCCTTCTAGTGCATTATAAGATTTGATTTCATGGTCTATATTGGAAAAAATGTGATTTATATAACCTTCATATTCTTGATAAATTTCTTCAGCAGACATATCGCAAAATTCACTAAGTCTATTTTTAACGGGGAAACCCTGTTTGACCAATTTGGCGATTGTATTCCATTTTCTTAAATCTCTTACATAGCCATCAAAGTTCTCTTCCTTAATATATGCCCCTGCATTTTCGATAGTCTGGAATCCGCCATAATCATCGTATTTTGCCCTTAACTTAGGATGTCGTTCGAGATATAGTCCAACATCAACTTCTGATAATGTGACTTTTTTCTCGTCGATAATTAGGCTTCTCGCAATCTCGAAGTACACCTTCCATACATTATGATGAAAACTATTTAAATCCAAATTAGTCTCTCTGAGTAAATCTGGATTTTTATATATCATTGCTACAATAGAGGCTTCTGAACCTAGCTTATATTCAAGAATTTGTTTTGCTGCTTCTGCTTGTTCTTTTTCAAATGGAGATAATTTTGTGTTTTTTTCAGCCATTGTTTACCTCCATGCTTACCATAAGTCTGAAAATTTATCTTCTCTATTTTTTGTATCTTTCTTTACCTGATATTTAACGCCAGTATAATTAGCAATCGTAGTATCAACATCGTCAATTTTTTCTTCTGACTTTTTTATGCCCCTAGTTTTCATATATACAGTGTTAATATTTCTTTCTACGATTTTCAAAATATAATTAAAACGATGCATTTCATCTGAGAATTTATTTGTTTTTAACGCTCTTTGAATATCAATAGATGAATACTTAAAAGTATTTAATATAGTTCCATAAGAATAATTGGCTGTAGAATCAATGTTCTTGTTCTCTATGAATTTATTAGTCAACAAACCTTTAAGTCTAAGAACCATCGCATTAGATAAAGACTGGTTTTCATCATACCCCATTAAATTTTTCACATAATAATAAAGTGATTCCCAATCTTGCTTTTCTTTTTCGGTCATTTTCTTTCTAGCCATATTCTCACTCCATTTCAAATCTAAATTTGCATTATACCCCTAAAGCGGAATGCTAAAGGGGTATAAGCGGTATATTATTATATAACTTTAACTATTACTTATTACAAGCAGTAAGTACCTTCTTTGCTATATCAACATTGTCAATCTCGTTAGGATTACTGAATCCATTCTCACGACACAATTCAAGTACAGGCTTAATCACACTCATATTAGTCTTATTTGCAGTAAAAAACTCAATGATTTCAGATTTGATTTCGTCTAACTTCTTTTCTGCACGAGCAGCTTCTTCAGCCTCTGCAATACGCTTCATCTTTTCCTTTTCTGCCATCGCCTGTTCCTTCTTAGTTTCTTCGACAGGCTTACCAGACTTTTTCTGCTCAACAGCAATTGCATCAGTAATTGCCTTAATTAAAGCATCTGCATCCAAAGGGATGCTTTCTACGATATCGCAGAATCGAGATTTGCTGTCAATCACAAAATTATCATCACGAAAAGTAATCTTTCTTGTTTCGCCCTTGACAACACCTTTCTTGATATCTTGTCCAGTTACAACATTCTTTTTACCAGTCTTCTCTTTTACAATTTCACGGTCAATGGCTGCGACACCGAGGAAGTGAACCTTTGTCTTGATTGCATTGAAATATTTCTGTGGCATATTAGTAGTCAACTGCATGTAATCTTCGCCAGTCACAGGGTCAGTAACATTTCTAGTTTTGGTATGACCAATAACAATAAAAGACACACCGACCTTCTTTAAAGCCCAAAGTCTATCAAGAACAATTTCAATTGTTTTATCTTCTCCCGCTTGGAATCCACCAAAAGCTGCTTTAATACTCTTGACACGCTTTGCAGGGTTTTCTTTGTTATGCATATTGATTACTTCTGGTTCTGCAATAGCAAACAATTCATCGTATGTGTCTACAATGACAACTTTTAAATCAGACCAATCAGTACTACGATTTTCACAAACATCTTCTACAAAAGTATTAAAACCAATGCTATTTGTGTCTTCATCATACTCCATGTCCCATTCAGGGCAGTTAATATAATTGATTCCTGTAATTGCATCAGCTCCATCTTCTTTTCCGATTTCAAGGAATATGTAACCATCGGAGCCAGCAAGCTTTTCACAATATTCTTTAATAACGGTAGTCTTGCCAATGCCAGACTCACCAATCAGAGCAAGGTTATATGCAAGCGGATTAAGATTTACTTCATTTTTTCTACCATATTTCATTTTCATTTTGCACTATTCCTCCAATTGATTTATTTTTGAGGTGGGAGGGGTATTTATATACCCCTCTCTATTTATATAACTTTATATCTTATACATTAATATTACAGGCTATTAAGCCAGTCCATTGAGTTATCTACGCTATCTTCATTTTCCTCGACATCAGAAGAAGGCTCATCATTAGACTTATTAAAAATACAATCCAACACAAGGTCATCTTCGGCATATCGTTCCTCAAACTTCTGTACCATAGGAATCTTGTCTTCACCAATCAGACGAATGGCTGGCTTCTTAAGCACCATACGACGCTCACGACTGCCATTAGAAGTACATTTAGCCAGCGCTTCTTCCTTGCTGTATACGCCCATTTCAACTAAATCCTTGATGTCGTCAGGAATGTCATCCCAAGTTGCAGTCACAACAGCTCCACCTTCAATAAATTCACCATCGAAGTTAATCTGATTAATACCCTTCTTAACCTTGAATAGCTTATCCATAATTTTCTTACACTGAGCCTGATTAGTGAAATCCATCATAAATTCAAACTGCTTATTATAAGGGTACTGTCCCTTAACTTCGATGCCGTTTACCTCCTTTACATAATCAAGAACTCTGGCATCAACATACATAACGCCCTTATCCTTATCAATATTCTTTAGATTTGCAGAGTCTTTATCAATCAGAATAGACTGAGTGAAAGTTGCCTTATATTTAGAAGGGTCATCTACCTTGCTAAGTGCAATACTTGTGATATTCTTTCGAACCTGTACTACATCATTATATGTAGAATACTTCAGATTACCACGGACATTGACGACCATGTTTTCAGTCAGATGTTCTTTAATATAAGCAATAGCATCATAGGCAGATAAGAACTTTTTGTAATAAGTTTTATCCTTATCGGTCTTCTCTAAGCCGACAGTGATAAAAGACAAATCACCAATTTCTTCAAGAACATCATCATTAAAACGGTCTTCCCAATCAACAACAATAGGTGCGTCAAAATTATCAGAGCCGTCATCCTTTTTGCCGTGTGCAAAAATCTTGTTCTCGTTTTCTTCGCTGTAGCCTCCCATAAGTTCGACGAAAATCACGCCATGAGCTTCGCCACAATCAATACCTAGATTCAATGCATTATAAATCCAATTAGACTTTTCACTGCGTTCATCTGTCTTAAATGTGTAGTCGTTAACCTTCGGCACACCAATTAAATTGAAATTAGATACCCAATCATTTTTAACAATCTTTTCAACCATAATTTTTAATTCCTTTCAATTATTTATTATTCTTTATAATTATATAACATTATTAGTTACATATACATTATACAAAACTTACCAATGTTTTTCAATATGTAATATTATATAAATTTATATCTTTATATTTGTCTAATTTGTTCAATTTAACTCAAATAAAATTCAACAA